TAGATGCAGCGGGAGGATGGACTGAAGCACTGGGTATGCATAATCCACAAACATATTCTATTCCTAGACTAGATCCAGAAACAGGAGAAGTTATAAATGAGGAATATAAGACCTCACTTATGAATGAATTAGATAGGACAGGAGTAGAGCCTACGTTCACATTCACATCAGCAGGTGGTCCCGGAGCTGGTTTCAGAGGTTATTTCCCATATTCTGATCCGCTGGGTATTGGTTTAGAGTTAGATCTTGATCCTACAGGACCTGGCGCTGGTCTACTATTTAATACGGCTAACTTACGAGGATACGGCAATTCACTTGCAGACGCCACAGGAACCGATGTTACTCGTGACATGAATTTACCTCCAGGATTTCTATATACAGGAGTAGAAATGGCTGGTAATATGCCCACTCCGTTTGTTGGTGCGACAGTTTCTGCTCATGATACACAACAGTTACAAACATGGTTAGGTCGTGCAGATAATGAACAAATAGAAGAAGTAACACGAGGTGGAATGCATGCCATGGGCCCAGGTTTGTATTCTTGGAACCATGGATCTAAGTTTAGAGGGGGATTATCAGTTCATAACCCTTTTGACGTTATGGGTAAGCCATGGATTGAAACACCAGGTGTATTTGGTAAAACAGGACTACATAATCCGATAAGTGGTACAGGTGTAGGGATAGGAGGGCGTACTGGGATAAGAGGAGGAAACCTAGTTCCTAACATAGAACTGGGTCCGGTTGAACAAGGATTTAGAGGGGGGTTTGCTGATATTAAAGCAGATGTTCTTTCTAAAGTAGATGAATTATTAAAGACAGGTCAAGTTGTAGACGAGGGAGGTGATGTTATAGTCACATATAGTCAGGCTAATAAAGCATTATCAAGAGAAGCTGCAGCTAAGAAAATATATGATGCTGTTGCTGGATCTCTACCTACAGGAAACTGGCTAAATAAACTACGAATACCTCAAGCACTCGATGCTGCAGGAGAGGCTCTTTATGGAACTAAGGGACCTGGAGGATATGATAAAGCAGGTAAGACCTTAGCTAACACTCTGAAAAATAGTAAGATACCATATGGAAAAGTATTAAATCATCCCTGGCTGTGGAAAAGTTTATCAAGAGGTTTAATGGTACCTGATGCTCTTGATATAGGTCTAGGGGCTCTTCATCAAAAAGGACAACCAATACAAGATAGTTGGTCAGGTGTATTTGGAGCAAACCCACATGCTAAATTTATGGAACAGTATGGCGCCTTCCCAAGAGCGCAATTATTTATGAATGAGGGTATAGATCCTATGTTTAATCATAAATGGTGGGATAACGACTTACAGAAAGATCAGAAACTAGAAAAAGCTATTGCTCCTATAATAGAGACATTGCAAAAAGAAGAGAGATATAAAGACGTAAATCCTGTTGAACTGCGTCCTCTAGCAATTAAAATATTACAGGATAAAATAAAGCAAAATAAGGATAACACCAGATTGAAACGCGTCATTGAAAAAACTACGGGATTTCCTACAGGTCCTAAATTCCAAGGTGGGGGCTCACAAAACGCTATGCCTCCCGCGGCTCCTAATAAAACATGGCTTGATTTAGTAGATCAACTAGGTAAAGGAGAGACTGTGGATAACGCAACATACATGTCAACTGCTAACGTAATGAGCTTAGAACATGGAGGTCCCTCTAATTGGGGAAGGAAAAAATAATAAATATAAATTAGGATCGTATGTTGATCCTGGTATAACTTTGTAACTAAAAAGTAAGCTATGGAAGAGTATAATGATCCTCTAGATGGATACGAAGAGAGAGATGAGTTTGAACAGCTTGAGATAGAGAACCGTTTGCTATCTACTGCTTTCAGAAACTCGTATGAGATAGTCACGGGCAAACAATCCTTTGAAGACCTTCTAGGAGAGAATGGATCAGTCTTAGTAGCGCATGACTTGGACAATGGTCCAAATACAGACGACCTGAGTAGTTTGCTATACTTTCTTGAAGACGAAGAAGAATTTGAGAAGTGTATTGAAATTAGAGATTTAATAACATTAGTAAATGACGATGTCAACAGAGAACAAAAAGAAAACGCCACCAAAGGGATCTGTGAGATTCTCGATAACATTATCAGAAGAGCAGAAGAAGGCCAAAAGTGACATACTATTGCATCCCTTTAACTTTGTTGTAGGGAGAGCGGGAAGTGGAAAAACGTTATTAGCAGTACAAATAGCTCTAGATCAGTTCTTTAAGCGTCAGTATAATAAAATAATTATTACGCGTCCTACTGTAGCTACTGAAGACAATGGGTTTTTACCAGGTAGTGAAAAGGAAAAGATGGAACCTTGGCTTGTTCCTATAATATCTAACATGCGAAAAGTTTATGATAAAGCAGATAAGATACAAAAAATGGAGGAGGCGGAAGAGATAGAACTAGTATCTCTATCTCACTTTAGGGGTCGTACATTTGATAATAGCATTGTAATCATAGATGAGTTTCAGAATCTAACTAAAAGCCAGTTTTCTATGGCTATAGGTAGATTAGGCGCAAACTCTATAATGATATTCTGTGGGGACTACCAGCAGATAGACCTAAAGGATCCTAATTACAGCGCCATACATGAAGTGGCAAAAATCAAAGACTCAAAGCACGTTTATAAAGTAGTGTTAGAAGACAATCATAGACACCCTGCTATAAATGAGGTTCTTGAAAAGTTAACAGGATACTAGTGTACCTAAAAGGAAAATTTAAAAAATAAGACGTAAACTTCTTTTATTTAAACTTTTTTTGTATCTTTGTTATGTACTAATTATAAAACCATAATAGGATGAACAAACAAACCAATGTACAGGCAAATGCCAGCACAGACGAACTTTCTAAAGTAGAAATGGAAAAAAAGAGATCTGAAATTACAGCTTACTACAAAGAATCACTTACTCACCTGAAGGTTCAGCTAGAGTATGAAGTTGTTTTAAAAGATATTGAAGTAGCTCGCGCTGAGCGTATACAGTCTCAGATGTTTGTAGCACAAGCTATGGCAGAACCTGAGGAAGCTAAGGAAGCTCCACAACAGCAGAGACAAGCTCCTGCACCAAGACCACAGGCGCCCGCACAACCCCCTCTACAAAAACAGGGTGGTAATGTAGGTCCTCTTGTTGGAACAGCTGGTGCAGACTGGGATGTTGACAGTAAAGCAGCTCCCCCACGTCGTAGAGCTCTTAAAACCGTAGAAGAGTAATATTAAAGGGTCTTCTGTGTAACAGCAGAGGACCCATTAATTATTTAAGCTATGACGGTTGTTAATAAAGTAGATAAGAAAGTTAAGGTAACTCTTGAAAAGGTTATCAAGTATCAGATTGTGACCTATTGTTTTATGAATGATATTCAAATCAGTGCTTCAGATCTTAACTGTCTTACAGAACTAGCAAAGTTAAAAGCTACAAGCCTTACGGGCTTTTGTTTAGTTATCTCAGAAAAAGGTATCTTTAAAAGCTCTCAGTCTTGCAGAAACGCTGTGCAAAAGGCAAAGAAAAAGCAACTCATTATAAGGAATAATAAGAAAATTATGCTAAACCCTATTATGAAGATTCAGTCTGAAGGTCACATTTACTTAGACTTTAAAATATTAGGTAGTGGAGAGTAAAAGAAAAATAAAACTCAACCCTAAAAACTATAAACAGTTCTTTAAACCTGTAGCAGACGAATGTGAGGTTCACGTTGACCTAGTTGACGATCTCATTGGCTTCTTTTATGGTAAGATTAGAAAGAATCTTGAAAGTTTAGACCATAGCAAAATACTTATTCCCAATCTGGGAACATTTAACTTACGTAAGGCAAGACTAGACCATGCTATTAAAAGGAACAAAGACATCCTAGGTAACATGGCTAAGACTACTTACAAAGGGTATGATGCGCATGTTCCTGTAAAGGAAAAAATAGAATTATTTGAAAAAGCAGCTAAGAGATTAGCCCTTGAACTAAAAGAAAAAAAAGACTGGCGTAATGAAAATAGGTAAACTACTAGGTGCCCTTAAGAACATGGGTCAAATATATGAAGGTGTAAAGAATAACGTCTTTAAAAAGGATTATATAGAGGAAATAGCAAGCTATAGGTGGCAAGAATGTCAGAAGTGTCCTAACATGGATCCTGAGGGCAAGTCGTGTGCTGCACCTGGCACACAACCCTGCTGCTCTGCTTGTGGTTGTAGTCTTGCCTTTAAAACACGTTCATTGTCAGCATCTTGTCCTCTGACAGGGGATGCTAAAAAATGGGATGCTGTTATGGACAGGGAGGACGAGAAAGAATTACATGAGCAGTTGCGTGATGGTAAAGGAACGGCTGCCTTAAAAGAAACTGTGGTGGAAGACCCAGATAAAGAAAAGTAAACATGGCTGTAATATTCAAAGAAGAAGGGCATAGTTATGAAAGTATAGATGAAAATCTAGACAAGGATAATATTGAATGGACTAGTGTGACTAGTTTCATTAGTAAGTTCAAGCCTAAGTTTGACGCTAAGGCTCAAGCTAAAAAATCTTCTAAGAATAAAAGATCTAAATGGTATGGTCTTAAACCTAAAGAGATCATAGATATTTGGGATAATGAAACTGACAGAGCTATTAAGCTGGGAAACTGGTATCATAACCAAAGAGAGGAAAACATATTAGACTTTAGTACTATTGAAAGAGAAGGGGTAGAGGTTCCTATTATACGTCCTATTGTTGATGGTACAGGAGTTAAAATAGCACCTGTGCAAAAACTAGAAGAGGGTGTTTATCCTGAACACTTTGCCTATTTGAAATCAGCAGCTATATGCGGGCAGGCTGATCTAGTGACTGTAGTAAACGGTAAAATTCATATTATAGATTATAAGACAAATAAAGAGATTAAAGAAAAAGGTTATACTAATTGGGAAGGAATAACTTCTAAGATGTATAAACCTCTATCTCATTTGGATGACTGTAACTTGAGTCATTATAATATCCAGTTAAGTTTATACATGTACATTATGTTAAAGCATAATCCCAAACTCAAGGCGGGTAAGTTAATTATTCAACATGTGACCTTTAAAAAGAAAGGAGTGGATAAATATGGATACCCTATCACTGAGTATGACGCACAGGGAGAACCTGTGCTGAAAAATCTTAAAATGTATGAGCTTCCCTATCTAAGGAGAGAAGTAAGAGCTTTAATAACGTGGTTAAACAATAATAAATAATGCTTATAAAACTATTCGACGTTCAGAACAGTAAGGTAATACCATCCGAGCATTGTTATACATTAAAGTTTTTAAAAGCTATAATGGAAACATACCCTGACACACACCTTGAAGTTTATAAGTATATATTCTATATGACGTGCCCTGATCCTGATATTAATCCTTTCTTTAATGTTCCCGAGGAAGACAAGGAAGAAATAATTCTAGGAGAGATTAGTATGGACGAAGATCTAGAATGTCCTAAGATAAGATATGCTTTAGACAGATGCTCTGCTTTATATGAGACGCCTACGTTAAGAGCATATAAAGGTATTAAGGCCATGATTGATAACCTTGCTCACTACATGGAACACACTCAAATAGAGCATGGAAGAGATGGTAATATTAATTCTCTAGTTAGTGCAGCAAAAAACTTTGATGCAATACGACAATCATTTAAAGGAGCTTATAAAGACATGAAGGAAGAACAAAAAAGTACAGTTCGTGGTGGGTTGGGTTTAGCATATGATCAACTATAATGGAAAAAATAATACCCACAGGCGATAGGCTTCTAGTTAAACAAGTAGAAGCTAAGAGCACATATGGAGCGTCCGCTATATTCATACCTGAAGCACAACAGGTAAAAGAAAGAAAAGCCCTTGTTATAGCCGTAGGGAAGAATGTTACTGAAGTTGTTGACGGGGATATCATCCGCTACAGCGATTTTGCTAGCCCTGTAGAAATGGAACATGAGGGTGCGCAGCATCTTCTTCTAAGAAAAGAAGACATCCTTGCAGTCATCGTCGCTATATAAAACAGTCCCTACGCTAAATGAAGGAGTCTGGGAAGAAACAGAATTCAAGACGTTAGAGGATTTTCGTGTATTTATAGACTCTGTATTTAAAGTACCAGGGCACTATGACTTTGACGAAACTGCTTTTATTTTTAACTCTGAAGCAAGAGCTTTTAATACTCAGGGGTTTTACTGTGATAAACCTATACGTAGTAAAGATTTTATTAAGTATTGGGAAAGTGAAAAAAATAAATGCAGAGAAGGTGTCATATATAAAAATAAAGGTGGAACCTGGTACCTAACACGTGACTACTACATGTGGTTAAACTTCTTACCTATTTATGACAAGGAAGAGAAGAAATATGGTTTTGCTAAGGTTAGGGATGCTCAATATCACATGGCTCTCTATGAGATAATGGCTGAAATAAACTACAAACATGTAGCTATTTTAAAGAAGAGACAGATAGCCTCATCTTATTTCCACATGGCCAAGTTACTTAATGCATATTGGTTTGAAGAAGGAGCAGTATGTAAGATAGGTGCTTCACTGAAAGATTACGTAAATGATAAAGGTTCTTGGAAGTTTCTAGATGAGTATGCAGCCTTTCTTAATGAGCACACGGCATGGTATAGACCAAGTAACCCAGGAAAGGTTTTGTTATGGGAACAAAAGATTGAAGTAAGGATCAATAACCGCAAGACGTTCAAGGGATTACGATCTAAGATACAGGGAGCATCATTCGAGAAAAATGCTACTGCTGGTGTAGGTGGACCTTGTAGTTTCTTTTTTCATGAGGAAGCAGGGATTGCACCAAAAATGGATAAGACCTATGAGTACTTACGTCCTGCAATGTCCTCAGGAATGATGACTACTGGTCAGTTTATAGCGGCAGGTTCTGTAGGAGATTTAGATCATTGCAAACCTTTAAAGAGAATGATCCTTAATCCTGAAGCTAATGGTATTCTAGGTGTTGAAACAGACCTTATGGATGATAAGGGTACTTTGGGGATAGCAGGTTTATTTATTCCTGAGCAATGGTCTATGCCCCCTTTCCTAGATCAGTTTGGTAATTCTCTAGTTGAGGAAGCGTTAGTCTCAATTAAGAAGGAGCGTGAGGTGTGGAAGAAAGATTTAGAGGCTGAACAATATCAACTTAGAATTTCACAGAAGCCTATTGACATAGCAGAGGCTTTTGCTTATAGGAAAGAATCTATATTCCCTCAAGGCTTCTTAGCAAAGCAAATGAAGCGTATAGAGGATAAGGAATATTCCTTTGAACTATTAGATCTGGAAGAGACAGAAGGTAAGATAAAAGCTAACCCCTCAAGAAGGATACCCATTACAGAATTCCCTGTAAACAAAAAGCAAGAGGATAAAAGGGGAGTATTAAAGGTTTGGGAGCGTCCTATCAAGAAGCCTGATTTTGGAACTTACTATGCTTCTGTCGACCCTGTATCAGAAGGAAAGACTACTACATCAGACTCTCTGTGTAGCATCTTTGTCTATAAAAACCCTGTAGAGGTAACTAAAGAAACACCT